TCAGCGATGGCGGGATTTTTCGCGCTGAAGGTCGGCGCGAAGGACGAACAAGAGCTTGGCAAGCTGCTTGAGCGCGAGACGGGCGCTGTTCAGATCGGTGACGTTGGCATCGATCCAGGTAAGGGCCTGAGCCAGGGACAGGGTTTCGAGCGGGTTGGACGCGCCCGCCTGCTGTGACTGGCGCAGGGCGTCGCCTTCCGAGGTCGTGATGGACACCTGGTTTCCGGAAACGGTGACTTTTTGAGCAGCCATCTTACACCGCCTCAATAGTGAGCTGATCGGTAGAGCGGTTGGCAGCGTTCTGCACGCTGACGGCAATGGTCGTGGGGTCGGCGCTGACGATGGACAGCGTGCCAACGCCGTCGGTGAGCGTCACGGGAACGGCTGTGCCCGCCACCAGCAGCGTGACCGGAGCTGCGTCCGGCTTTGGCGCGCTGACGGTCAGGCTGGCCGCGTCCGAGCCGTCGGCGGCGATGTTCTGGCGATCAGCCGATAGAAAGATCGGATCGTGCGCGGCGGCGAGGCTGGCGGCGCTGGCTTCGTCGTCAGGCGTGGCGCTGTCGTCGAGCCAGATCGAGATCGGGCGCGCCGGGTCGTAAGTCGAGACTCCAACGGCCTTGCCGGGCAGCACCGCCCGCAGCGCCGCATCGAGCGCGGCGGGATGCACCGCATCGAGAGATACATTCAGTTCGCGCATCAGCCCACCTCCACCGCCCACAGAGTCGGGATGAAGTCAGTATTCCCTACCCCTGAACCTGCGTAAAGCGTAGCCGTCCCGGTGACGGCCTTCCACTGGAGCTTGAACGTGTGCGCCCCGGCGGAGAGGCCCGTGATGAGCAGGGCTGCGCTGACCGGCCCCCTGGCGGACGAAGCATCCTGCGTTGCCAGCAGACCGTCGTTCCCGCCGCTGGCGTAGCGGGTGCTGTCGATCAGGATGTCGAAGATGGCGTTGCTGGTCGCCATGACGGTAAAGGCGAGCAGGACCACGCCGCCCGTGATGGTCAGGGTGATCTTCAGGTTTATGCCGTCCACGTCCACAAACGAGGTGGAAGTGGTGGTGTAGTTGGCGTTGTTGTCGCGCTTGATGACGCTGTTCGGGCGCGAGAACAGGAAGTTCAGGTTATCTCGCAAGTGGGTATTCAGGTCACTCGCCGTGACAACCTGGCCGGGTGTCCAGGTGGCGGGCGTTGTCCATGCCATTGGGTGATCCTCCTTGACCTCACCCCCTGAATTTGCCTCACCCTAAATCCCTCTCCACCAGGTGGAAAGGAACTTTCAAGGCGAGTTGGCCGCCCCTCTCTGCTTGCGGAGAGGGGCAGGGGGTGAGGTTCCTTTTTAGACGGCCAGGCGCGTGTTCGTGCCGAGTTCGCCGTAGCCTGTCGTCTCCAGGTTCCAGTAGATGCGATCATCGGCGCGGGTGGTGTGCAGAGTCAAGGTGAAGTGGCGCGCGGTGATGTCCAGATCGATGCCGGTAACATAGCAGCGCAGGCCACTGAGGCCCGTCTGCGCATCGGTGAGCGAGAGCACGTCAAACAGATTGATCGAGAAGACGTTGACCGAACCGATGACCGGCTCATTGCAGATGATGACGTGCCGGACTTCGGTAAAGGGCGCTTTGTAGCGATCCAGCAGGTAGCAGGCCAGCGCTTCGCCGTACACTTCGTCGGCGGAGAGCGGCAGGTCTACCGTCAGCACGCGCTTCAGATAGGCGGCCTGGCTGGCAGCGTCTTCCTGAGTCTGCGTCACCGGGTCATAGGTGGTGATGGCCTGCCCGCGCACCTGCAATTTGGTGACGTAGAGCGGCCCGGTGGCGTAGTTCAGCATCGGAATGACGATTTCGGAGCCGCGCACGTCGAGCGTGCCAAAGGCGAAGGCGGGGCTGCTGGTGTAGTCAAAACCTGTGCCGTCGGGGCGATCATTGACGGTGTAGTCCGTGCCGCCAACCAGCGGCAGGGCCAGCCCGGTGCCGCCGATGACGTTGCCCGCGCTGTCGCGGAAATGCAGGCTGACGGTGCGCATCCCCGGCCCGGTGGGTGTCCTGGGCGGGATGCGCATGACCGTCGAGGCTCGCGCCAGCACATCCAGCGCGCCCACCGTAGCGCGAGGATAACTCGTCACCTTGACCACATTCCAGACGTTGCCGATGCCCTGCGCGGCGTCCAGTTCAAAGGGGTCGGTATTGAGCGCCAGCGCGCTGACCAGCGGCTTGAAGAAGCGCCTGCGCTCGTAGAAGGTGAGCGTGCCGTCGCGCTGGACGAAGAAACGGCCCTGCTCGGTGCGCGTCGCCTCCTCGACGGCATCCAGGGCCAGCGTGCGCGCGGCGATCCAGCGATCTGCGGCGATGGCGAGCGACTCGTTGCCAGCGGCGTAGCTGGTCAGCCCGGTGGGGTAGTCCGCGCCACCGCTGAACGTGCTGCCGGAGAGCGTGATCGCGCTGCTGTTTTTGGCGAGTGTGTAGCTGTTGCCCGCCGCGCCGGGCAGCGTGGCGGTGACGGTCAGCACGTTGGCAGAGAGTGAGGCCACAATGCCCGGCAAGCGCAGTGTGCCGCTGGCGTAGAGCGTGCCGTAACCGCTCTCGCTGTTGATGGCGGCCTTGAGGTTGGCGGCAGTGTCCTCTCTGGTCGCGCCGATTTTGACCTCGTAAGCCGCAGGCGTCAGCGTGGTGCGGAAGGTGTAGGTTGTGCCTGCAATGGTCACGCTGTCGCCGCTGGCGGGGTTGGCGCTGAACGTGAGCGTGCCGCTGGCAGCGGGCGCGCCCAGCGCCAGGTTAACAATGCCCGCGATGAGTTGATCGGCGCGCTTGTTCTGCTGCAAGTCCATGCTGATCCGGGCACTGCGCAGCAGGGCCAGCGCGTCCACGCAGGTGATGATGGCCTGGCGGCGGCCTTGCGGCCCGGCCTGCGGCGCGATCTGTTGGACGTAGCCACGAAAGAGCATCCAGGTGCTGACGCCATCGCTGGCACGGACGCGCACCGGGCGGCGCGGCAGCAGATTGCCGTACAGCGGCCCGGAGGCATTGTCCGGCGAGTAGCGCTGCGTGGCGTTGTCAAGCGTCAGGGTGCACGTGCCGACGTGGGCCACGACGCTTTCGAGCGCCGCACCCGGCTCCATGCCGATCTGGATGCGCGCCGCGAACACGTTGGCCGATTCGTCCACCCAGACGCCCGTGTTTGTCCAGTCGATCTCAAACGTGAAGGTTGTGGGCATGGGTTTACCTCACCCCCTGGTTATGTGGTTTACCTCACCCCCTGACCCCCTCTCCACCCTGTGGAGAGGGGGAACCGGTGGGCACTGAATCTGCATTTGCCCCTCTCTGCGAAGCGGAGTGGGGTAGGGGGTGAGGTCAGGTTTCAATGGTGAACGTATGCCAGAAACGCGCGCCAAAGTAGGTGATGCCGCCGTAGCTGACGGGCGCGACGAAGACGTTGTAGACGGTAGGCAGATAGAGCGTGTTGTTTAGCTTCGGGTTGGCGCGGATGGCGACGGCGTAGCTGTCGATCAGATCGACCAGACCCGGCAGGCTACTTCGCGCGCCCTTGCCGGAGCCGACGGGCGCGTACAGCAGCAGGTGCGTCACCAGATACTGCACCAGGGCCGACGAGCCGGAGGGTGTGGCGACCTGGAATTCGCCAAACTTGCGGCGGCGGGTGTCGTCCAGGACGGGCGCGACGATGAGCACGGGCAGGGCGGCACGCGACAGCTTCTCCGGCACGGCGTCCACGTCGTAATTGTGGTTGACTCCGCTGACGGTCAGCCCGGCCAGTGCGGTCAACGCGCTGCGGAACTTCCCGGCGCTCACAGCGCACCGCCTGAATGCCGCAGATTCGCCAGCACCGCCACCAGATCGGAGGGGATGGCGGGCGGCACTTCGACCCGGCCAAAGCCGGACTCGGTGGTTACGCCGGCGAAGTCACCCGCGTCCTCGGTCTTGTACAACCAGGCAGCCCAACGCAGCGTGATTTCGGCGATGTCGATGGGCGGCATGTAGACGTAGATCGGCGCGCTGGCGGCGTGGCTGGCCGCTGTCGAGCCGTTGACTCCGCGCACGACGGTGAGCGTGTTCGCACCGCTGTTGACGCCGACCAGACTCATGTACTCGCTGTCCACCTTGAGCAGTTGACCGACCTGGAAGCGCGGTGACAGGTTCCAGCCATCGGCGCCGCTGACACTGGCGACGGTGAACGACGTGGCGCTGGCGTTGAGTCCGCCGCCGGGGATCGAGTCGCCGGAGGCTTTCCAGGCGTTGGCGTAGTCGTCGTGCCAGCCCCACACGCCGTTGACAGTCAGGGCGCGCGTTTTGGTCGTCAGGTAGACGAAGAAGCCGCGCGTCAAATCCAGTTCGACGCCGATGATCGGGCCGTTGATGCCGCCCAGCGGCATGATGGCGGTGGGGTCAAGCATCGTGCCGTCGCCGTTGGTGATGCTGGTCAGTTCCAACAGGTCGAAGCCACGAAAGAGCAGGGTGCGCGTGCTGCGCCAGTCGAAACGGCGGGACGCAATGACGGGCATGAAGCTCCGCCCGGTGTAGCGCTCGATCTGCGCGGTGGCGGCGCGCAGCTTGGCGAGCATCCGGGCATCGTCAGCGGTGTCGGCGGCGGCCAGTGCCTGCCGATCTCGAAAGGCGTTGAGCGTGGCGCAGGGGGACAGGTTCATGGCGCGATTCTCCCTCCTTCGGATGTTTAGTTCCGATAAGAACGTTATCAGTCAGCATCGGGCGGAGCCTTCCGACAACAGGGCGTTTATCGATAGATGGCGAGACGATGCGGCGGCGAACCTGCGACGCGGGCGGGCGCGGCAGGGGATCAGCATGGTATGAAGTTGTCTAAAGGCGATCTGTTGGGTAAATGTGTTTAATCCTCGTCCGGCGAATCGGGCGGGACGAGCGGCTCGATCTGCACGATCAGGATTGGGATGTCGTGTTCAATGACCCTCCAAACTTCATTGAGATCAACCTTGTCGTAGTTGTGAACAAGTTGGCTGCGCATTCCAATAATGTCCTGCCAGGGTATTTCAGGATGCAGGCTCCGAAACTCAAGTGAGATTCGTCTCGCTGCTTCGCCAATAATCTCGATAGCCTTTGTGACGGCTAATTGTTCCCATCTGTCGCGTTCAAAGGCTGCTCTATCTGCCTTTTGCCTGAATTTATCAAGCAGCCTAGCCATGTCGAGCATGTCAAGGAGGAAACCCGGATCACGCGACATAGATTGTCCTGGCTGATCGCAGTATCGCTTTCCGGCGAATGTAGTTGCGACTTTCCTCAACAGCGCGCCGACTCACCAGGTCTACATCACGGCCAAGCAGTTGGCTCAGTTCTTCCTCGGCGTGCATGTGGTCGAACAGTGACCACTCCGCATCAGGCGCGAACGTCACCAGCACATCGATGTCGCTATCCGGGCGGAAGTCGTCGCGCAGCACGGAGCCGAACAGTGCGAACTCCGTGATCTTCCAGCGCTGGCAGAAGTCCGCGATCTGTTCCATCGGCAGGTCGATCTGGATGTTTTCGACGGCCATACTCATGCCCTCAGCTACCCGCAATGCTATTTTACCACGCGGGTTGACCTCACCCCCTGCCCCCCTCTCCAACTGGAGAGGGGGAAACAGACAAGGTAAACCCTACTCGTAGTACACGACGTAGTTCGCGCCGGTGCCGCTCACCTCGGCGTAGATGCCCGTCGCCGTCGGAACCATCACGTCGGGCGTGACGGCGCTGACGCCGTTGGCCGCCGCGACCAGTTTGGCGATGACCGGGCCGCTGTTGTCCACGCCGTCGTAGATGGTCAGGACGGCGGCAGCGCTGCCGGGATTCAGGATGGCCGCGCCGAAAATGCGGTTGTTGCCCGTCACGATCACGGCGTTGGAACTGCCCGCTTTGGCCTGCTGTGGCTGATCCATGCGCGTCCCTCCCTTAGAAAATGGCCTGGTCGAAAATGACGTAGACCGTCGCCAGCAGGTCGGCGGTGGTGCCGTTCCAACTGCCACTGGTCGTGATCTTGACGCCGATGGTGTCGCCCGCATTGAAGCGGACCTGGCCGTACTCCTTGATCGTGCTGCCGCTGGCGCCGGTGGTGATGACAAGCTGGAAGCCCGTCACCGTCCCGTTGATCGTCACGTCGAGTGTGAGTGTTCCGGCGCTGGCCGCCGCGCTGAGGGCTGCGCCGACGCCGACGATTGCGCCCGCGAAGGGCATCACCTCGCCGGTCACGTTGAGCGCGCCGCTCGTTGCGTTGGTGTCGATCACGGTCAGGGCGCTGGCGCTCAGACTCGCGGCGACGGTATGTCGGGCAAAGCGCGCCGTGACGAGCGGCGACATGACCGCGATCTGTTCCTGCAAGATTCCGGGCATAGTTCCTCCGTGTTAATTAAGGTTGTTGACCTCACCCCCTTGCCCCCTCTCCGCAAGCAGAGAGGGGGAGCCGGTGGGCGATATGACCGCTCAATAGCTCCCCTCTCCACAGGGTGGAGAGGGGGTGGGGGTGAGGTTAATCGACTTATACAGTCAGGTCGTACAGGATGCTGGCCGACTGGTTGTCGAAGTTGACCAGCGTCAGGCGGGCGGTCACGATCAGGTGGTACACGTCCGCGAACGAGACGAACTCGACGGTAGCCTGCACCTGGCGGCGGTAGCCGATCATCCAGCCGGGGCGGAAGACACAGATCGCCTGGCCTTTGGTGTTGTTGGCGGGCGTGCCGCTGATCTTGCCGTTGGCCTGGGTGAGGCCCATTTCCGCCGTCGCAAAGACCGGAATGCCGTCGATGACGCCGACCTGCCCAGTCAGGTTGGTGGCGTTGGGGCCAGCCTTGTCCATCGTGGCGAACTCCGGCAGGTTCAGCAACTTGGCATAGGCCAGATCGTCCACGATCCAGGCACAGTTACGCGGCTGGACGGCATAGGCCCCGTTGAGCAGGAAGCGCGTGGCGCGCAGCAGGGGCAGCGTGGGTGCGCCCGCGCCGTCTTTAGCCTGCGAGGTGTTGGTGACCAGGCAGTACTTGCGCAGGCCGTTGAAGGCCAGGTATTTCGTGCCAGAGGTCGGCGTGCCGTCGATGAGATTGATGTTGGTGTTCGCGCCCGTCGCCGTATCGCCGTTGACCAGCACGTTGTCAATGGCGTTCTGCATGGCCCGCAGCGACTGGCGGCGGTAGTTGGCGATAACCGGGATCAGCGAGTCCTCGTTGAGTTCGCTCGACCAGGAGACGCGCAGCGCCAGCTTCCTGGCGTTCATCTGCACCTTGCCGGAGCCGATCTTGCTCAACGTGATCGGGTTGCCCGTGCCCAGGACAAGCTGACTGGCGTCGGTGGTTTCCGGGACGAAGTACACCGTCGGGTCGGTGCTTTCGATGGGCAGTTCGTAGGGCTGCGTGGGCATCTCGATCATGCTAAACAGGGGGGCGATCACATTGTCCTGGCGGACGCGCTGCCACAGTTCGGCGCGCCAGCTATCGGGCGCCCATTCCTGGCCGAAGCCCGCCTGGGTCGTGGTGTCGAGTTCGTTGGCCTTCGTGTAGCCCCGGTTGACCAGGCCCTTCACGGCGTCGTAGGGCAGTGCGCCGCTGTTCACGGCACGGAACGACTTGTCGGCCAGTTCGCGGTAGAAGGCATCGCCGGGGTTCCAGCCGCGCACACTGCCCGACAGAATCTCGTGCAGGAACGCCATGTCGCTGGCGCTCAGGTCGCTGTATTTGGTAGCCCGTGTCACCTCGATCTGACTGGTGGGCGCGGGATCGGCGTAGGGCAGGCGTTTGATGGGCGCGGTGCGCGTCGCGGCGACCTCGCGGTGCAGGGCTTTGACGCTTTCGGCCAGCGTGCTGACGGTTTCCGCGACGGTCTTCAGGTTGTCGGCAAACTGCTCAGTCATTGGACTCTCCTGCTCATCGAATTCATTCGATAGATCGGGCGAAACTTGAAGCGGTGAAACGTCCAGGCCGAGCGCGGCATAGGCGCGCTTGACGGCGGACACGTTGGTATGGCGCGGCTCCGCTGGCTCCGGCGTGAGGCTGGCTTCGACCAGCCACCATTTATCAATGCGGCCATCCACTGACTTGACGACGAGGTGCGGCAGACTGCCGGATGAAAAGGACAGCGCACCCTTTGCGACAAGCTGCTGGATGGCGCGCACGTAGCGGCTGCGCTTGTCTAGCTGGCCCTCGACCCACAGGCCCAGATCGTCCATCTTGAAGGTGTCGATCACGCCGATCATCTCGCCGCCGATCTCCCTGTCTGCGCCGTGATGGTAGAGCATGGGTAGACGCGGATAGATGCCCAGGCCCAGATCGGTAGCCTTGTGGAAGTATTCGCCCGTCAGGTCACGCTGATCGGGCGAGCCGAAGACCACCAGGTAGCCGCCGATACGGCTGCCGTCCTCGGATAGCGCTTTGACGGCGGTGGTTGCTTTTAGTGCGTCGGTCATTCATCCTCCTGTTCGCCCTGGGCTTATGGCATTTTGCTCATTGGCACGGGCAGGCTTGCACCCGATGCTAAAGCGTCGGGCGTGCTGGCTGCTTGACCTCACCCCCTGACCCCCTCTCCAACTGGCGAGAGGGAACCGGGCGGCATTGTGCGCGGACTCTGGCTCCCCTCGCTGCTTGCGGAGAGGGGGTGAGGGTGATGCGCGGGCTGCTCTCCCCAACTGACCGTATCCGCGTGGAAATAGCGCTGGCGAATCTCGTTGACGGTCATGTACGGCCCCGCCGCCTGCACCTCGGCTACGTCGGCGCTGGTATCGCGGATTTCTTCGGGCAGGATCAGCAGGTTTGTGCCGTAGAAAGGCGCAAGCTGCTGAGTCAACTTCTGGGCGAAGCGCACCAGCTTGGGCCAGATCGTGTCCTCAAGGAACGTCTGCCGGGCGACGTTGGCGTTGGCTTCGGTGGCGTTGTTCTCGTACAGCCCGGCAGGGATACCATAGATGTGCAGAATTTCCTGACGGTTGAACTGCCGCGCCTTCAGGAAATCCGTCTCGCGCTGGGTCAGGCCGATGTCCGCCCAGGCGATGTCGGCTCCGCGAATGAAGGCCGTCTTGCGATCCGTGCCGCCATATCCTTCTTTCCACTCGCGCTGAATCCTTTCGTAGTCAGCGTCCGAGACCATGCTCTTGATGTTCACGATGCCGGCGGGAACGGCTTTATCCTTCGAGAAGAAATTACGGTTCCAGCGGGCCATCGCCTGATCGGTCTGCGAGGCGATGGCTGCCGCTTCCAGCGCGCTCAGGCCGTAGTAGTCGGACTTGGGATGCCAGCGCTTGAAGTGGATCACTTCCTCGGCTTCCAGCGGAATCTCTACGCCGTCCACGCTGTAGACGTAGCCGCCGATGAAGTTCCGCCTGTCGGGCACAACGCGCATCCGATCCGGGCGCAGCGGCCAGATTTCAAGCGGCACTCCGCCCGGCGACCCGGCCAGCAGCCAGTAGGCGTTGCCGGTTAGCTCCAGGAATCCGAAGGTCGATTCCAGCAGTTCAAACTGGCTCAGGAACGGGTTGGGGCTGCGCAGCAGGCGCTCTATCGGGTGATCGTCCTGCGCGATCTTCGATTCGCCATCGGTGGCGTAGACCAGGTACGGCACGAGCGCCGCCGCCTCCGCGATGCGCGTCACAGCCACGTACACCCACGCCGAGCGCAGATACTCGTTCGCCTGCTGCTCGACTCCGTCCAGGCGCGGCCAGATCGGTTCGTTGTGCGACGCGATCAGGCGCACGATCTGGCCGGGATCAGCGGATTTGGTGCGGAACATACGCGCAAGCCAGTTGCGCCACGAGCCAGTTGTTCCAGACATAGGCCCCCTTTCTGAATAGTGATGTCGGGGCAATTTGCGCCTGATGTGAAATCCATCAATGGATTGATCACGACCCCGGGCTATCAATTCACGCGAAGCGGATGCTGATCCCGCCGTACTGGGCGCCGAACCAGGCCAGCGCCAGGCTGATCACCGTGTCGTCGTGTTCGCCCAGTGGGGCGTTGTAGCGATAGCGACCCGACGGCAGCCGTTCGATGGTGTAGGCTTGCAGTTCGTGGAGCAGCACCGGGTCAGGAAGGATGGTCAGCGGGTCACGGTCACGCTCCAATGCCAGGGCCAGGCTGTTGATCAGGTCGTCTTTGCTGGCGCTGGTCATGGTGAAGGCATGAACGGGCAGCCCTTCGCTCTGCAACGACTCGATGTTCGGGCCGCCGATGCTGTTCGCCTCCGCCCAGATTGCGGACGGCTGCCAGTGCGCCGCCAGCGACGCGATCCGCCCGCGCTGCAAGGCCCAGCCGATCCCGTTGAAACGATCCAGGGCGACAAGCTGGCGCGCGGTGGCGTCGATGATGGCGACGCAGGTGAAGTCGTCCACACGCGCCCAGTCCACGCCAAAGACGATGCGATGACCGGGCGTCGGCCCGGACTGCGGCGCGGCGATGGCCCGCTCCGCCACGTTGCGGAACACGCCGCCCGAATCCTCGATGAACTCCGCCAGGTACTCTTGCCGGAAGACCCGCTCCGGCAGATCGGCCCGCGCCGCCTCGACCTCGTCCACTGGGATGTACGGGTTGCTGATCGTCGGGAACGTCCACGATTGCCACTCCGGGCGCGATGGATCTGTGCCGTAGCCGTACAACTTCCAGAAGTAGTTCTTGCCCTTCGGCGTGCTCAGGAACAGCGCCCGCCCGCGCCGATCCGAGAGCGCTGGACGGATTGCGCCCGTCCAGACGGCTTCGCGCAGAAAGGCCGCTTCGTCCAGCACGGCCAGGTCGAGGCCCGACCCGCGCAGGCTGTCCGGGTCGTCGCCAGAGCGCACGCGCAGCAGCCCGCCGCCGGGCAGCACGATCACCCGCTGCTGTTCGTTCTTCTCCGTCCACACCCCGTCCAGCGATCCTTTCAGGCTGCGCCACACGTCGCTTGCCATCGAGTACGAGGGCATGATCCACCACACGATCCCGCCCTGCACAGCGGTTTCAAGCGCGGCGATCTTCCCCGTCTCGGTCTTGCCCCACCGCCGCCCGCAGGCCACTACCCGGAATCGCGCCGCGCTGCTCAGGATTTGATGCTGCCCAGGGTGTGCGTCCAGCGGGCGAATCTCCGTCTCCATATCGGACGACAATTCGCCGCTCCTTCTTGTGCGTCTCTTCCTCGCGCGCCGCCTCCTGCCGCAGCGACGTGATGACCACTGTTGCGGCGCGCAGCGCGATCCGGTCATCGTCGCTGGTCATCAGTTCGGCCAGCACGGTATAGGCCTGGGTGCGCAGCCATTTGACTGTCGGTTGATCCGTCATCGATAAGTCCTCCTGTTATGCCTGTATCGCCGCCTGCCCCGGAGACGGCAAAACCCGGCAACACCTGCTCCTGCCAGTCACGGCGGAGCCGAATGCTGCCGGGCGCCAAATTCCCGGACGGTTGCCCAAAAAGGTTGGGCGGCGTCAGTTTTTACGGTATGGGCATTTTAGCACAGGCGTTCTAGTCGTCAAGCTAGAGGATCGGATGAGGTCGGTTAGGATTGGGTTGGATTACTTGAGCTTGCTCCACCGGGCAATGTCACGGCGCATTGACTCTGCGTGTGGGCGTCCCGTTGCTGGTCAAATCCTGGAATACGGCCAGCGCCAGGAATCCGCTGGCGCTGCGCCGGTAGCTGATGAAGACGCTGTTACTCTCGGCCATCCCGCTGTCTCCACCATGAGGCGAAGTGAGCCTATTATAGCAATTCCGCCGCCTGTACCCCGTACAGGTTGGCCCCGCTCAGATCAGCACAGGGTAAAAGCGAACGGAGGCTTACGCCTTACGCACTGTCAAAGGTGGCTTGTCGCTGGTATGTCACGCTATGTCCGAGAGGAGATTCTTTGGCTTTGCGAGATAAGGGCCAATTTTTGCGACAAACGCCAGCGACAATGGATCAAAGTGAGGGTAGAAACTCACGCCTGTTCACATCTCTGATGGGATGGTACGCTGTGAGAACGTGGCTACCGTTGAAGGAAGCACCGCTGGAGAAACCATGCAGGAATTGAAATTCGTATTCGACTCCAATGTTCCCGGAGCCGTGAGCGATCAACTGGTTAAACGCGGCGTTGACGCCATCCGCTGCGAGGACGTGGGGATGGCTGATGCGCATGACCTGGCCCTGTTGGACTATGCTGCCCGCGAGCAACGGACGCTTGTGACCGCAGACAAGGGCTTTTCCGGCTGGTCTGCACAGTGGTTAGAACAGGGTCGAAGGCATTCTGGAATCTTCATTGTCACCCGCGACAAAGAAGACATTGGCGTCAACTACTCCCCGCTAAAGCCGGGGAGCTTGCCCCTGGCGCTGCACGGTGATCTGTGCATCCGAGGCGTATGGCCTATTGACTGAGGCCCGGCGGGAAATATTCACCGCCGCGATGTGGTCTGCCAGTCCAGCGAAGCCGCAGGCCACACATCTGAAACGAGACTGAGAGGGACGGTTATGCTTATCCACACACCCACACTGCGGGCAAGTCCGCGAGGTGTGGCGGGGGTCAACCCACACAACGGGTATGCCCGCCCGCCGCGCCTTGTAGCGGATTTTCTGCTGCAAATCGTCAAACGACCAGCT